CGAGTCGGCATAGATAGGTTTATTCTCTAAGTGTTGATCTAGTAAAAACTTGTGTATATCATTAGTAGTCATCTGAGTCCTATATAAATGCTCTCTAACGTACAAATTAAAATCTTCTATATAAACACTTATCAATGTGGTTGGATCGTTAGAATAGCCAAAATCCATTCCATAAGATATTAGTTCTGCCTCTTTAGGAATCTGATCTACTTCGTAATATCTAAAGACAGTAGATCTACTTGAAGACCTCTCCCCTAATCCGTAGATTTGCCAATACTGTTCATCAGTCTCCTTAAGTCTTTCAATCTCCTGTCTAATACTATCTTCAAGAAAAGGATTATTGAGATAAGTAGTTTTAAAGAAATCACAATCATCACGAGTAATAACTTTATCATAAAGCCAATGATATTCTTCACTAGGGTTAAAATCAATTATTATTCTTTCTTGTGTTCTAAAAATTAATTGTTGCCAATCCTCCCAATACAATTCGTTTGCCTCGTTAATAAAAAGCAAGTCTCTTTTTCTTCCTCTTATCTTTTGACTTTGGTCTAAGCTAGTAAACTCAACTAAGTTACCAAATAGGTTATATTCAGAATTAGACTTGTTGTGGTAATCTTCATTGTATATCTCGTTTGATCTAAGTATCTCTAAGAAATCTCTTAAAACAGTTGCTCTTAAACTAGGGAATGTTTTTCTACAGATCGTTATAATCTTCCCTTCATTATTAGAACAGTATTCAAATATAATCCAAAGCAAAATATTGTAGGTTTTACCGCTCCTAGTTCCACCTTGCTCAACTATTATTTTCTTCTGACTATTTACTAAATGTCTAAAGACAATATTAGTTTTCAGAATCTTCGATCTTATCAATTATTTCTACTTTAAAATTACTAGGCATTCCATCCGCTCCTGTTATCTCTTGCCTCTCAACGTATCCTCTTTTCTTTCCTCTAGTCTTAAGGAAGAAGATTATTTCAGCAGTCCTATTACTATCGATATTTTCAAACAATTTACTTTCAACAAAGTCTAAAGCGATATCATCTACACTTACTACTTGCTCAGCAAATTCCTCATCTGTCTTAACCCATTGATAAAAAGTTGAAGTTCCAACTCCCGCTTTTTTACAAGCAGTTGTTACAACCCCTAATGATTTTCTTAAGGCTTCAAGTACAGCCTTTTTATTGTGTCCCGTTTTGTCCATTTTTTAACCATTGATTATATATTTGATTACTTATATTTGCCATCATTAAAGGTAGTACAGATCTTCCCATCGTTGTTACGGGATTAGTATCTAAGAAATTATAATCCTTCGGGAATGTTGATAATAGCCTAACCTCTTCTTTATTTAGTTTTCTTTTATAGATAGGATGCACTACACTATAAGCACCCGCATTTCCTGTTGTAGCGGTAATAGTAGGACAAGGCTTATTTAAAGAAGGCTTTACTAAATTAAAATGTTTCTTGTGACTAGACCCTATTTCAACTTCACCCCAAAGTTTATCTAAAGAGTATTTAGAAATGTCGTTTTCAAATATACTCCAATACTTTTTAGTAACATCAAAATTAACTTTAGGGACATCGAAATTTAGATTCAGTTTCTTATTCTTAAGATCCTTTCGTGATCCTATTATAAATACTCTATTCCTTAACTGAGGTAAACCCATAGATGCTGCAAATAAAGAAAAGACTTGTATATCATAGTCATCAGATAGTCTATTAATAACATTAAGAACGTAAATCTTTGCATTACCTTTTATTATCCCGCTTACATTTTCAAGTAGAAAAACTTTTGGATTTAGTTTTTTTATTGTATCCGAATAGATATAAACCAAATCATCCTTTACTTGTTTAATCCCTTCGTATAAAGACTTCTTTCCCCAAATATCTTCTCTAGATCCCGATGTAGAAAATGCTGCGCAAGGAGGAGATCCATCTAGTATATCTAAATTGTATAGTTCTTTTGGTAAGTCAGTTCTTTTATTGAAATCTCTAATATCCTCTAAATAAAAATGTTTAGGGTTTAGATTCTTTTTATAGATCTTACTAAAATGCTCAGTAAACTCAACACCACCTAAGTGATCGAATCCCGCTAACTTATAACCCATTGTAGAACCTCCCCCGCAAACGAAAGTTCCAAAGACTTTTTTATTATGCTTCTTTACCTTAAGGTCATCTGTTAAATTCCATTCTAAAGGAAAAATATTTTCAGTTACTTTCTGCATATATATCCTTTAAAATTTAGGGATTGAAAGAAGGGTTCTATTTTATTAAATCCCGCTTCTTTAAGTAGAAGAATATTCTCAGAAGAATTTAATGAGTTCATTATATTTCTTAAGGAAAACTCCTTATCTAAAATTTCCTTTGCAGAAAAGGTTTCTTGCTTATTAGTATAATTAGCAAAAGTAAACACTTCTTGAATTACCCCATCCTCACAGATCTCTTTCTCGCAAAATATAAAAGCACCGTTAGTATTTAAAGAGTTATAAACCTTAGTTAAAATATCTAGTCTTTTATTAATGTCAATAAACTGAAGAGTAAACACCGAGATGATTAAGTTTGTTTTCATTATCTCGAATTCATCTTTAGTTATATCCTCTTTAATTAGATTGCAATTCGTTTTTATAAAATTAGAATCAACTACATCATATCCAATACAACCCACATTATAGGCTTTATTTATCTTATCTAATAACCTTCCCGAAGTGCAACCAAGATCAATTACTATTGTATTCTCTTTAATAAAAAAAGAACACATATTTAAAATTAAATAATCTAGTAAATCATAACCCTTAATAGAGTTATTAATGTGATTATCAAAGTTTTCAATACTATCAAAACTAAACTTTTCCATAATTCAATAACTTTAAAAGTGCTAACTCTAGATTAGCATCTAACTTACTTAACGATTCTTTTACAAAAAGATACTCCTCTTGATTGAAATTTAATTTTAAAACTTGCTCATCCTTAAAGTCATCTAGGTCTACCTCTTGATCATTATAATCCTTATCACTAAACTCAAAACTATCAACTCCCCAATCACTTAGTTCATTAGTCTCCCATTCATTAGCTAAAAGATCCCAATCCCATTCTCCGAATCCTACATTGTCTTTGATTATAAACTCTTTTTTTTGTTTATCAGTCCAACCTTCAGCGACATCAACCCAAACTTTTTTTAATCCCGCTTCTTTACAAGCCTTTAATCTCATATTGCCTCCTAGAACCATCATCGACTCATCTACAACAATAGATCTCTTTTCTAGCATTTCGGGAAACTCCTTAATACTATTAACTAGCTTAATGAATTTACTATCCTTTATTACTCTAGGGTTCTTAGGATTACTTAAGACCTCACCTATACTAACTTGCTTTTTCATTTTATCTCTGTTTGTTCTATAATAAAAGTCTTAGTTTGTCTTATCATAAAGTTCTGATCTTTCTTACTTTTAAACGTTTTAGGAATTTTAATATAAATCGCATTAGGATCTTCCTCTGTAAAATATTCTTTAAACCTATCTATAATTGAATTAATTAACTTTTTCATATTTCTCAATTTTCTTTTTTAAATTTTTAACCTTCGTTTCTAACATATGTATTTTATCAAGAGTATCAAGATCTATTGGTTCAAAGTTAAATTGTTTTTCTAACTCTTCTAACTTTCCATTTTCCTCCTTATAAACCTTATAGTAATGATGAGAATGAATAATCGTTGCGTGAGTTATTGTTCTACTATTTGCCTTAAAAAATAAACAAATATTAGTCCATCTTAAATTCATCCTCTCTCTAAGGATGTAAATCAATAATGACCTATAATGAATCACCTCTTTTCTCCTTGTATTCTCAAATACATCAACTCCTGTTTTTTTTATTATCTTATTGCTTACTTCCTGTGCTGTCATTTTATATTTTTTTAGCTTCATTTAATACTTGATTCCAAAACCTATTCTGATGTTTATATCCGTAAACGTAATCAATCATCTTCTCCGAAAAGATAACAACGCATTTCTTTGCTGACTCTCTATCGATAGATGCCTCATTCATAAACTTAGATATTAATATTTCAGTATAAATAATAGAATGTTTTTCTATCACTTTAAATACCTCTTAACTTCTGTCCAAAATTCTATCTGATATCTATAAGGTAAACCCCATTTAAATATCTCATCTATTAAAATCAAAACTCCTTTCTTTGCAGAATCCTCATCAACACCACATTCACTAATATATCTGCTGATTAATTTCTGCGCTTGGTCACTTGCATTCTTTTCTCTATCTGTCATAACTCTTTTTTTAATTTTTCAATATACAACGTTGCATCCATTAGTTCTTCTTGAAGATGAATAAGCCATTCTAAGCTACTCAAATCATTCCTGTCTAATGTCACACCGTATTTTTTAATTCCTGTCTCTGATCGTTCTTTAAACCTAGTTAAAACTCTTTCTAATATATTATCTCTCATTCGGTTTGTGTAGATCTATAAAATTTCCAATAATTAATATCAATCCGCTTAGTGCGAGAATCACCAACACTTTTAAAATCTTTTTACATTTCACTATCATAAATTCTCTGTTTTAAGTTTTCAATCTCCTTATCTAATCTTCTTAATCCTCTAGTAAGACCAACTATTCTTAATTGATCTATACTCGGATCTTGAATCTCTTTTCTTCTTTCTTCCCTAATTTTTAACTTAGCATTCAACTCTGCATTTAAGTTCATTCGATTCTTAGTTTTAATAAGTTATAACATTCACTATACTTTTCTTTTGCCTTCCCTCTATACCTTTCTTTAAAAAGTAAAAAAAGTTTTTTCCTATACTGATAATCAGTAACGCAATCTTTAAAATATTTTTCAGCAAATTTTTTTCCCTTACCAAAAAAGTAATTGACATTATCTGCTTGGTCTCCAACTATCATTTGCTCATAGAAATTATACCTTGCGTCTTTAGTATTTAGATCGCATAACTCCTTAGTATGATACCTATAAACCAAAGCA